ATCGCCTACGCCTTCCCCGATGTGTCGCCGCCCTACCTGCCGTGCGGCAAAAACATCTTGGTGCAGCTTCGCACCCCCGGCAACTTCAAGATTCTTTCCAACGGCAAAAAGTTCTATTTTGCCGACGAATCGGTCGACTTTGAAAAGTTCAACGTCCAGACCGCCGTCGTCCGCGCCCTTGGCCCCGTCGCCTACCGCAACCGCCTGACCATGGAGCCTTTCCCCGAGGGGGAATGGGCCGTTCCGGGCGAGTTCGTGCGCGTACCGAAATTCGGCGGCGACCGTGTCGGCGTGCCGCTCAACGACGAGCAGAACCGCACGGCCTTCTTCGTGATGGTCAACGACACGGATGCGGTCGGCCGGGTCTACGGCGATCCGCTGGCCCTCAAGGGCATCGTCTAAAAGCAGGGGAACACATGGCAAAAGGTAAGGTTTCACGGGAAGGCGGCGAGTCGTTTACGCTGCCGGATACGCAAAGCAACCTCGACCCCGACACGGCGATTGTCGGGGATACCGGCGCGGGCGACGGCGTCGAAGTCGACCTGAACGAAGACGAAAAGGATTGGGACTCGCCGCCCGCCACCGCCCGACGTCATCCTGAACAGCAGGACTCCCGCGAAGATCGCGGCGGTGAAGACTTCGACGGAGAAGACGCCCGTCTGGCCTACTCGGACGATCCGCGTGAGCAGGACGAGGACCCGAACCAGCGCCCCGGCCGGCGCAGCCGCCGTAACGCCCGCCGCCGTGAATCGCAGAATCAGGCACAGGCCGAAATCACCGCCCTGAAGGAGCAGCTTCAGCAGCTTGGCGGCGTCGTCCGCCATTTGGCGACCGGCCAAAGCGGACTGGCCGTCAACTCGCTGGAAGGCCAGATCGTCCAGTTGGAGAGCGCGCTCCGCATGGCCGACGAGGAAATGGCGTCGGCCGTCAAGAACAGCGACGGCGACACCTACAGCAAGGCGCAGACGATCCGCGACAACATCGTGGGCCGCCTGTGGGGCATGAAGAACCGCCATGCCCAGTTGATGGACACCACCATGCGCGAGCGCGAAGGCGGTCAGGTCCGTCCTGCGCCTGTGCAGGAGCGCCGCCCCGCCCCCCAGATCGACCCGGAAATCGTCGCGGCGGTCGAGGATCGCTTCGACCGCTTCTGTGATCGCTTCCCGTGGTTCGATCCGCAGAGCGCCGACGCCGACTGCAACATCGTCCGCTCGATTGACCAAGAACTGTCCGCTCGCGGACTTCAGCGGCACACCCCGAATTTCTGGGAGCAGATGGAGCGCCGCATGGCCCAATACGGCCTGAAACCGGACCGTGACGGCGGCGGAGACGACGACCAGCAGGACGAGCCGCAACGCCGTCCGCAGCGTCAGGCATCGGCCAACAACGGACGCAGCAGGCCGCCGACCGGGTCTGGCCGCTCAACCCAGAACGGCCGCACCACCACGAACCGGGACCTGACCGAGATACAGGTCGGACTGCTCCGGGACGAAGGGCTGCTTGAAGAGAAACTCACCGAGGAAGACGTCGCCAAGCGCGACCGAATTCTCGCCAGATGGCGCAAGGGCACTGAGGGCCTGCGCCGACAGGGGGCACGATAATGTCAAAGGGTAGTGGACCGAAGCCGGGTATCCCCATGGGCCAGACCGGCATGGGCTTTGATGCAAGCATGCCGACCGCAGCCGAGGTGGCAGAAGCCGCCGCGCGCAAGGAGGCGGCCCGCAACGACCCTCGCCCGGTGGATGAGCGCCTGACCGCGCTCCACGAAAGCGTCGATGCTGCACGCGGCGGGCGACCGCTGAACAACGACGAATGGGACGCGGCGTCGGCCGCGACGGACCCGGAAAAGCGCCAGCGCATGCGCGAAATCTTCCGTGACTCCGTGCTGCCCAACCTGCCGCACCGCGACGGCTTCCACCGCTGTTGGGTGTCCACGACGCACAACAGCGACACGCCGCAGCGTCGGCTCCGTCTCGGCTACTGGTTCTACAAGCTCGATGATGCCAAGTCCGAGAACTGGCACGCTGACGAGTTCTCCGTGACCGACGCCAACAGCGTCTTCAACGGCTGCATCATGTGGCGCGAAATGGTCGCCATGGAAATCCGCTACGAAGACTACTGCATGATCATGCGGGAGCTTCACCACGATCAGCCCATGGATCAGTCGCGCTCGATCTACGAAAGCCTCGACGCGGCCGGCGAGCAGATTCGTGACCGTGGCGGCCGGACGGCCATGGCCCCCGGCATGGAGACGCTGCGCCAGTTCACCAGACCTCCGCGTCAATTTGAATGACCATCCTTCACGAAACGACCTACGAGTATCTCAAGCCCACGGACACGCAGCTTGCCAAGATGGCGCGCGTCCGTGCGGCGGCCAAGGCGTACAGCGATGTGCTGGATGCCGAGCTTCCTGATGGCCCGGACAAGACGTTCGTGATCCGCGCTCACCGGTCCAACGCCATGTGGGCAAACGTCGCCGTGACCCGTCACCCGGACGGCTCGCCCCGCGAATAATTTTTCTAAATCTGGTGGGGACCCCTTGACGACCCCACCAGACTGCGCTTTGATACCCACACTCAGTCGTTCGCCGCGACTAAGTCCAACCACTTCAATACGGCGTTGCGCAGGCTTCTACTGTCGCAGTGTAGGTTGAAGTGGCCCCGGACTTGGCAGGCGACGTACCGTAGGCAGTCCCGCAGGCGAGCGGTTGATAGCCACAGAGCCAAACACAATCCGCATTTTTCAATGCCCCCACGGAGGCTGATTATGTCCGCTACCGCCGCCCCTTTTGGTCTTCGCTGTGTCTATCACCCGTCCGGCGTTCCTCGCATTGAGACGCTCGTGAACGCGGTGGCATCTGGCTACGGCACCTCCCTGTTCACCGGCACGCCCGTCAAGCTGACCACGGACGGCACGCTCGTCGCGGTCGGCACCGGGGCCGAAGACATTTGCGGCATCTTCGTCGGCTGCTTCTACATCACGGGCGGGCGAGCTTTCGGCCCCATGCCCTATTGGCCCGCAGGCCAGACCTACGACGCCGGCAGCTACATGTGGATGCAGTACGAAGCCCTCGACGGCAACGCCATCTACGAAGCGCAGGCCAACGGCTCCATCGCACAGACGAAGCTCGGTGAGGCCATCAACCTCGCCAACGTCTCGCAGGGTTCGACCTACACCGGCCTGTCCACGCAGGCTCTGGACGCGACCACCACGGGCGCGACTCCGGGCACCTTCACCATCCAGAACATCGCACCGTACCCGGACAACGCGTGGGGTGACGCCTACACCATCGTCCGGGTCCGCCCGACGATTCAGGGACCCGTCGCCTAACGGCGACGGTCTCCACGATCTTTTATGGCAGCGGTCGAGCCTGAGTACGCGACCGGGACAAGAAATTAGGGGAAGAGTCCTATGCCCAATGCAATGAATTCCGCACAGTTTCGCATCCTCGTGGAGCCGATCCTGAGCGAACACTTCGACGGCGTGTACGACCTCCGCAAGGAGTTCCGTGACTTCATGCTCGTCAAGCCGGGTATCCAACGGTCGTACCAGATGGAACCCGTCATGTACGGCTTGGGCGTCGCCCCGCAGATGGGCGAAGGCGGCCCGGTCACGTACAAGAGCGGCGGCGTGGTCTTCAACAAGACCTACGTCTTCAAGCAGTTCGGCATCGCTTTCGGCCTGACGAAAGTTCTGGTCGAAGACGGCGATCACATCTCCATCGGCCGCATCTATTCCCAGCAGATGGGACAGGGCATGGCCGAGACGGAAGAGACCGAGGCGGCCAACGTCCTCAATCGAGCCTTCAACGCTTCGTATCTCGGCGGCGACGGCGTGTCGCTCTGTTCGACCTCGCATCCCATCGTCGGCGGCACCGCCAGCAACCTTCTGACAACCGCCGCCGCCCTGTCGGAGACGAGCGTCGAGTCGATGCTGACGCAAATACGCAAGGCCATCGACAACGACCGCAAGTATGTCCGCATCGTTCCGCGCAAGCTGATCGTGTCGCCGGACAACGAGTGGCAGGCCGCGCGCATCACCAAGTCGGCGCTCAGCCCCGGCAACGGCAACAACGCGATCAACGCGGTGATGAACACCAACGCCCTGCCGGACGGCTATCAGGTGGTCACACGCCTGACCTCCCCGACCGCGTGGTTCATCAAGACCACGGAGCAGATGGGCCTCCAGTTCATCACCCGCCGCATGGCCCAGAAGAGCATGGAAGGCGACTTCCAGACCGACACCATGCGCTACAAGTGCACATCCCGTTGGGATGTGGGCTGGACGAACTGGCGCACCGTTTGGGGGACGCCGGGGGCGTAAGCCCAAGGCGTGCAACCACTCAGGGGGTTGATGGGTTTGTTTCCTTGCCCCGTCGCCCCCTGATCTTTAACTGACCTTCGGGGAGAGTTTGATGTCCGATTACACGAATTGGCCCAACGGCATCACTGTCATGGGCGTGCCCACGATGGGCATGAGCGGTATCCCCCTTACGTCGGGAAACATCTACTTCGCGGACTACGTCAACGGCAGCGACGGCAATCCCGGCACCGCCGCGCAGCCCATGAAGACCATCTATCGCGCCTACAACGCTTGCCGGGACGGGTACAACGACACGGTTGTTCTGGTCGCCAACGGGCAGGCCAGCGGCTCCCAGCGCCTGAGTGTCGCCAACGCAGTCGCCGCCGCCGCCGTTGTTGCGGGCACGGAAGTCCCGACCACCGGCACCCTCGCATGGACGAAGAACGCCTGCCACCTGATCGGCATGTCTTCGGCCTCGCCCAACAGCCGCGCCCGCCTCGCGCCGCCGACCGGCACCTACACGATGGCGACATTCGGCAGCGGCAACTTCGTCACGATGTCCGGCTCGGGCTGCACCATCGCCAACATCGCCCTGTTCAACGGCTTCTCGACCGGCGGCTCGGCGCAGATTTGCTGGACCGTCTCGGGCAGCCGCAACAACTTCGTCAACGTGCAGTTCGGTGGCGCGGGTGACGCGGCTTCGGCGCAGTCGACTTCCAGCCGTTCGCTCTTGGTCAGCGGCAGCGAAAACCGCTTCGACACCTGCCAGATCGGCCTCGATACCGTGACGAAGACGGTGGCGAACGCCTCGCTGGAACTGTCGGGCGGCGCAGCCCGCAACGAGTTCTGGAACTGCAATTTCCCGTTCTACACTTCGTCCGCGACGACGCTCGGCATCCTTGGCACCGGAGCAAGCTGCATCGACCGTACGACCCTCTTCCGGGGCTGCACGTTCGGCAACGCCGCGCAGTCGGGTTCGACCACGATGAGCGCCCTCGCCACGCTGCCGGCATCTGCTGGCGGACTCCTGCTGATGAAGGACTGCACGCTGGTTGGCGTCACGGAGTTCGGCACCGACGCCACCTCGCGCGGCCAAATCTACGTGGACGGCGGAACGGTCACTGCCGCCACCAGCGGCATCGCCGTCAACCCGACGTAAGGCTGACGAATGAGCAGCTACTCGGTCCGCAGCTATACGATCACGATCCCCGCCGCCACGGTCACGGCGACGGTGATCGGTGCGGGCAACCTAGATTACCGGTTCAACGGCACGCAAAATCGCAAGCTGACAGTGCAGTTGGCGAACGGCGCGGACAGCGTGCTGGTCGAAGGCACGCTCGACGGAACGTCATGGTTCACAGCCAACGCCGCGATCACGGGTAATACGAACGTCAATCTGATTTCCCTGTCCGGTCCCTACTTGCGGTTGCGAGCGACCAAGACAGGGACCAACGGGGCTGCTACGATTACGGCCATCGTCTAAGAGGACTTCCTAAATGAGCTTGTCGGGCAGCAACACGGGCGCGTTGAGGCCCTACACAGCCCGGAACGCCTTGGAGCTTGCCCTGCGCCGCGCGGGGATTCCGCCCGCCAAGTGGACCTCTGAAATCCTCGACATTGCGTATGATGAGTTCAACGTCATGTTGAACGAGATGCTCAATCTCGGCATGCAGCTTTGGGGCCGGGATCGCATCATTCTGCCGCTCTACCAGAACCAGAATCAGGTTACGTGTCCGCTCGGAACCAGCCTTGTCATCAGCACGAACCAGCGCTCGATGATGCGTCCCGACGTCATCAATCCGTTCTCTACGCAGGGCGGGACGGCCGCTAACGCCTTTGACGACGACTTCGATACGTCCTGCACACAGACAGCCATCAACGGGTCTATCGGGGCTTACTTCAGCACAGCCACGCAAATCACGACGGTCGGTGTTCTTTTCGACGCCGCTTCGGCGGGGGAGTTCGGCCTTTTCTACGAATACACGATGGATGATGGGGCAACATGGGTCTCTGCTGACGCGGCGGATATCACGGTAGCGGCCGGCGAGCAGGAGTGGTTCTGGCGGGATATCACAGGCACGCCCGCCGCTACAGGTTGGCGTGTTCGCGCCGTGAGCGATGTGATCCTGTCGGTTGCTGAGATTTACTTCGGCAACAACCCGACTGAAATCCCCATGGGTGTATGGTCGCTTGACGACTGGAACGCCATGCCTTCCAAGGACACTCCGGGTCCCCCGTGGAACTGGTATCAGCAGCGCGGCCTCGACACCCCTGTTTTGTATGTCTGGCCCCGCCCCAACGATCAGGCGAAGTATTATCAACTCATTTGCTGGCGTCGTCGCTACCTCGACCAGATCACTGACATGACCCAGACGATGGACGTAAGCCGTCGCTGGTATGAGGCGATCACGGCCACGATGGCGCGACGCCTGTGCCGCAGTCTTCCCGAGTCCGATATGGCGCGCTACCCCATGCTCGTTCAGGAAGAAACCACAGCGTTCCAGTTGGCGGCCGGCGAGGAGCGCGATCCGGCTCCCATGAGATACAACCCCGGCTTGGGGGTCTATCGTGCCTAGACATCGTGCGGGCGTTCCTTATGCCAGTGGAGCAATGTCGCGCGGGACCAAGTTTCTGGACACGCGCGGCGAAGCCAATCTTGGCATCTACATCTGCCAGCGTTGTCAGGGAAAGCGCCGCGCGTCTGAAATCACTGAGGACGGAAACATCAAAGGGTTCATGGTGTGCCGCCGCGAACTGTCGCCGGGATGCTGGGACTCCTACGATCCCTTCCGTTCGCCTGCGCCGCCGCCCGACAGGTACAATCTGCCGTTCGTCCGCCCCGACAACGAGTTGACCGTGCCCGCAGCGGATGAGGCGGTTCTGCCGCTTCAGCCGCCCATCCAACAAAGCCTGCCGGACGAGGATTAAATGCCCGCCGCCGTTATGACCTATGCGTCCCTTGTCCAAGATTTGAAGGACTATCTTGAGCGCGGCGACACGGCCGACGAAACGGTACTGCGCCAGATTCCGCGCGTCATATCCAACACGCAGCGCACTCTGGCCGACCGGCTCAAGATCACAGGCTACCTGACCCCGTTCGTAAGCACCATGCAGACGGGCGTTCCGGTCATCGCCAAGCCTGCCAATTGGCGGTCAACGACGAGCATCAACTACGGCACTGGGACAAGCAGCAATACGCGTAACATCTTGAAGCCCCGTTCCTACGAGTACATTCGCGGCATCTACCCTGACGACACGCAGACGGGCCAGCCCGAGATGTACTGCGACTACAATCTGTCGAATTGGCTGGTGCAGCCTACCCCGGCCGAAGACTACCCGTTTGAGGCCATGGTCTATGTTCTTCCGCCGCTGCTCGATGAGTCGGTGTCGGAAAACTACCTGACCAAGTTCGCCCCCTTCCTGTTGCTCTATTCCTGCTTGGCGGGCATGGAGCCTTTCCTTCGGAATGACTCGCGCCTGCCGGTATGGCAGTCTCTGGCTGCGCAGAATTTCGATGCAATCAACGTCGAGGACCTGAGACGAATGGTCGACCGCGCTCAAGTGCGCGACACCAACTAGGAGCCGACATGCCCAGCTACACAGATATCTTTGGCGGCGAGACCATCAACCCCTCGCAGTTGTCGTACATTTCGTACAGCATCAGCGCCGATCTGGTTCTTGTGTGGCCGCTTCAGGCCGTTCCAGACGACAACGTCGCGGCCGACAAGATCGACATCCTGCCCAGCACGGCGGGCCTGTCCGTTTACTTGCCGCCCGCCAACCAGACGAGCGTTGGCAACGACGTCCTGATCCGCAATACCGGCGCGGATACCTTCTCCGTTCTGGACTCGGCGGGGGGGTCGCTCGGATCAGTTGCGTCCGGCGAGGCGTGGTACTTCGTCCTGAAGACCAACGCGACTGCGGCAGGTGCGTGGTATGCCATCGAGTTTGGTGTTGGGACGTCGAGTGCCAGTGCCGCGTCGCTGGCAGGCTACGGTCTTCGTGCGCGCACCACGTTGCTCGACCAAAATCTGCTGACTGTCCCTTTGTTGGCGAACTACGCCGTCACGGAGGCGGATCGCGCTTCTGTTCTTCAGAACGGGTCCGGCGCAGTTGCCTACACGTTTGCGAGCGCAGCCACGCTTGGTAATGGCTTCTTTGTCTACGTCATCAACGCAGGCACCGGGAACCTTACCCTGACCCCTGCCGGCGCGGAAACCATCGACGGATCGGCCAACAAGATTCTGGCTCCGTCTGAAAACGCGATGATTTTCAGCGACGGCATCAACCTTAATTCGTTGGGATACGGTCGCTCGTTGGTGAATACCGTATCCGCATCCAGCATCGCTGTTGGCGGAACAGGAACCTACACACTGGACTCGGCAGAAGTCGCCGCTCAGGTTCAGGACTACACCGGAACGCTGACCGGTGCCCGTATTGTCGATTACGGGTCCGTCGTCGGATACTGGTTCGTCTGGAACAGTACATCAGGGGCTTATTCCCTGACCGCTCAAGCAGGCGGTCTCGATACAGGTGTTGTGATAACGCAGGGCAACTTCAGTATCCTGCGGAGCAACGGCACCAACATGGAAGTTGCCTTCAGCGACGCGGGCGGCACCGTGACGAGCGTGGCAACGTCGTCGGACATGACGGGCGGCCCTATCACCACGACCGGCACGCTCACTCTGTCCAATACGGGCGTGGCGGCGGGATCGTACGGTGCGGCGTCTGAGACGTTGACGGCGACCGTGGACGCCAAGGGCCGACTTACGGCGCTGGCCGACACTTCCATTGCGATAGCTATCGCACAGGTCACGCCCTTCTCGTCGGCCGATCTTCGCGGGCAGTTGACCGACGAGACTGGCACCGGCCTTGCGGTGTTCGCCACAGCCCCGACGCTTTCAAGCCCTGTGGTGGGCACACAGGCCCCCCTCAACGCGTCCACGCTGGCCGCCAGCACCGCCTATGTCGATGCGGCGACCATCGCCGCCGTGCCCCCCGGTGTAGTCAACGCCTATGCCGGGGCGGCTGCGCCTACGGGCTGGCTGCTTTGCGATGGCACCTCCTACACGACGGCGGCGCAGGCGGCTCTCTTTGCTGCCATCGGCTACGCCTTCGGTGGAGCGGGTGCAAACTTCAATGTCCCTGATCTTCGTGGCCGTGTGATTGCTGGCGTGGACGGCGGCGCAGGCCGGCTGGGCAGCGGCGCTACTGGCGGCATCACAGGCGCGGCTACCTTGGCCGCTACGGGCGGTGAGCAGAGCCACGCGCAGACGGCGACCGAGTTGGCGGCGCACACACATCTCGTGCCGGGTAACGTGCAGGCGGGTAACGACATCACAGGCGGCGGATCGGTGGTTTATGCCGCCGGATTGGTCAACAATGCCAACTCCGGCAGCGCGGGCAGCGGCACCGCCGCCAACGTCGTACAGCCCACCATCGTCCTCAATTACATCATCAAAGCCTGATGCCTCCCCCGCTTCCTGACCTGTCGAAAGCCCCGGTTTACAGGCCGGTGTCGTTGTTGTCCGAGCCGGGTGTGCAACAAGACGGAACACAGTTTTCCCAGCGCCGATACAATGAAGCCCGTTGGACTCGCTTTGATCTGGACTTGCCACGCAAGATGCTGGGCTACCGCGAACAAATGCGTAGCATCGGTGGCATTGGGCGAGCTTTGGACGTCCAAAGTTACGACGGGTACAGCTACGTCCATATAGGATCGCAGAGCGTTCTTGAGCGCTACACCATCAACATCAACAGCGAAGTGTCGTCCGGCCTGATCGACCGTACGCCGACCGGTTTCGACGCGAGCGCGAACAACAACTGGCAGTTCTCGTTGATGTACGACACGGCGAACGACGCGAACCTGCTATTCGCGCACGCCGCGCCTAACATTCTGGACATAGCAAACACAACGGCGCGCCCGATCTACTACGGCGAAGTTCGTGACACGGCGGCCCTACTTGAGCTTACGGCAACGGACCCTGCTGACATCGCTGAAATCACTGGCGGCGTGTGCGCCATCTGGCCTTATCTGGTTCGTTACGGACAGGACGGGTTTGTCGGGTGGAGCATGCCCGGTCAGCCGTTGACGACGTCTGGCACAGGATCAGGAACGGCAAGACCGTCCGGCACCAAGATCGTGAAAGGACTTCCCCTGCGGGGAACTTCGGGTCCTGCGTGTCTTCTGTGGGCGCTCGACTCACTGATCCGCATGCAGTTCGTCGGCGGCGACTCCATCTTCCTGTTCGATTCGATATCTACGTCCAGTGCCATCTTGTCGTCCAACGGCGTCATTGAGCACATGGGCATTTACTACTGGGCGACGGTGAGCGGCTTTGCCATGTTCAACGGCGTGATGCGTACGCTGAAGAACGAGGAGAACGTCCAGTTCTTTCTCGACAACGTCAACATGCAATACCGACAGAAGGTGTTTGCCTTCAAGATTCCGCGCTGGAATGAAATCTGGTGGTGCTTCCCGAAAGGAAACTCGACGGAGTGCAATCACGCCGTCATCTACAAGGTCGACAAGGGATACTGGTACGACACTCCGCTGCCGGACGGCATGCGCAGCGCGGGAATCTATGAGCAGATTTATAACCACCCGATCATGGCGTCCCCGACCCTGAACGACGACACCAACGGGTACTCGACTTGGCAGCACGAGTTCGGCTTGAACGAGATCGGTGGTGCGCAGGCGACAAGCAAGGCGATCAGGGCCAGCATCCGCACCAACGAG